AGCGGAATGATGAGCGTGAAGGTGGAGGAGCTGGATGCGTTCTGCGCATTCGTGCTTAGCCAGACGCCAGATCAATACGGCAGCGTGCAGGTACCGATCAGCGGCTGGAAGAAAACCAGCAGCAAGGGGCTTGCCTATGTGAGCGCTGTGGCGCAACCGCCAATGGGATGGGAGCCGCCGCAGGCTGCTGCTGCTGCTGCTGCTCAGAGCTTGGCTGCCGCCACTGATGGCGTGGTGGCGGAGGTGATGGAAGAGCCGTTCTTCTAACGCCCCATCAGCTCGCACTCAAGGCGGGCGATCTCGTTAACGGCCTGCTGCAGCAGCTGCTGCAGCAGCTGCTGTTGGTAGCAGGCTTGCTTCAGGAGAGCTGCTGCCATCACGCCTGCATCCGGACTGGCAATCAGGGTTCGGGCTTGTTTTTCGATTTCAAACTGCTGTTCAGCTGTCAGTTGAACTGCCATCCATTCACCGAAGTTCATTTCGTTTGGGGCGCAGTGCCCCCATGTTGCCCTTGGACTGTCCGAAGTGCTCAAGCACGACCCTGCGCGTGCCAATCACAAACAACCGACTGCCGAACCAGGTGGTGCGCCGGCGGCAGTGCGCCGACTGCGGCCACAAGTGGTTCACGGTGGAGATGACGGTGCCGGATTATGCGGTCGGCTGGAGCGCTGCCCACCTGCACAAGCCAGTGCTGCGCGTGCCGCTGGAGCTGAGCGCTGGGCACACCAAGATGCGCGTGGAGGCGGTGGAGGCGAAGGACCAGCTGGCACCACTGCGGGAGCAGAGCGCACGCCGCGCCGCTGAGGCCGAGGCACGTTACGGAATGTGACAGCAGCGGTGCACGGTGCACGGCAGACGGTGTATTGTTCGATCACGGCCGACGAGGCCACCGCTTCCCGACAGATGACCTTCTCCATCACTGGCACCACCACCAAATACGGCGCCGAGCGCTGGGAGTTCGCACCTCAAAACTCCGACGCCAACGATCCCAAGGCGGTCAAGGTCACTCGTTGGGTGACTGCAGCAAACGGCAGCTGGTACGCCCTATGGCAGGGCTACCACTTCCTCGGCAACGCTCGAATCATGTACCGCGATCGGCTGAGCTGCGGCTGGTCTGCCGCCTGAGCCCTCCGGGGCTCTTCGCTTTCCCTCACCCACCCATGCTCACCACCCTTCTACTGGTGATCTGGAAGCTGATCCTGCCGCTGCTGTTCGTAGTGGCAGTGATCGACTGGCTCACCGCCAGCGACGATCGCCGCGTCCGCGTTCTGCACCGCACCGGTCTCAGTCAGCGTCAGATCGCCGACCGCCTCAACATCACCCGTTACCGCGTCCGTGTGGCGCTTGCATCATGATCAACCGCCTCAACAACGCCATCTGCCTGCTGATCGCTGCAGCCGTGTTCGCCATGATCGGCATCGAATCCGGCGCACATCACAGCCCCACCCACTCCGGCACGCAGCAGGTGGTGCGTCATGACTGAACGCACCATCATCCCACCGCCGGAGCTGGTGCAGCAGTGGATCAACGAAGAGCACGGCATCTTTGCTGAGCACCTCGCCAACAGAGCCGCCCAATGGGGCGCAGACCAAGAGCTTTTGGCTTGTGGCAACTACCTCAAACAGTGCGCTGCATGGGAAGAAGAGGATGTGACCGAGTTCTATAACTACCGCCGCCCGAGGTCACTGAGTTTGAAGGAACTGGCCTTGGAAAGTGTGAAACGATTTGAGAAGAGCGGTGAGTTTTTCTCGGACCAAATGCGTGAACTTGAGTTTATTCGTAAAGCACTGGAGACTATCAATGACTGACCAACACCCCATCACCCCACCGCCTGAGCTGGTTGAGCAGTGGATGCAAGTTCACACCACCAAGTATGACCTAGCCCGTCAAGCCGCCCAGTGGGGCGCGGACCAGGAGCTGGATGCTTGCTGTGAGTGGCTGGAGCAGCAGACGCTGTGCGGCCATCAGGATCTGATCCCGTCACTACGCGACGCCCGCCGCCCCAAGCCGCCAAGCTTGAAGGAGCAAGCGCTAGCGCTCGTTGAGCAGCACGAAGACGGCTGGCGGCCGTCACCTAAGGACTGGGACACCATCCGCCGCGCACTGGAGCAGCTCGATGACTGACTACAGGTTTGTGCCACTGAACACGCTGGAGAATCGCCTTGGCGATGCACTTGGCTTAGCAATCGCGATGATCCGCAAGCCACAGACCGTCGATAACAAGACCATGGCGCAGATTGAAGCACCGTTCAAAGAATGGTGCGACGGACTTGTCGATGGAGGACTGCTCAATGACTGACTTTCGAGAACTTTGCGCCCGCATGGCTGACGAGCTGGATCATTACCGGCAGCTGTTGATGGATGACCGGCGCGAAGCACATGCTTTGGCCGTCGAAGCCCGCGCCGCCTTGTCTCAGCCCGAGCCGCAGGGGTTGAGTGATCTCCGTACCAGAATCGAGGTACTGGAGGTCGCGCTACATAAACACATCATGCAAACCAGCTCCAGTGCGGCAACGTCAAAAGTTCTGGACGTTAGCGATTTGCCGCAGTGGACACCAGAGCAGGTGCGAAATCTGCAGAATCTAATCGGAACTTACCGGAATCACTTAGAGCTGAACTCTAATGACTGACCGCCGCTACTACTTCCAGATCAAGGCCGCCAACGTGCTCGAGTGCGTGGAGGCCTCCAGCCTCACTGAGGCCAAGCTGATCGCCGCCGACACATGGCTCGAGTGGTGGTCGCAGATCGAATGGCTCAACACTGAAGAAACCAATGCCTGAAACAACCGGTGCAATGCTGCCTTGGCAATGGGCAGACGGACCACAGACCAGCCAGCACGGTGACGGCATCAGCCGGCCGCGGCCGAAGGCGCGCACCCGCGAGTTTCGGCTGATCGTGTACCCGCAGGGTGCCCAGCCCATGACGTGGATCACGCGCGCCGAGACCAAGCGCCACGCGATCCGCTACGCCGAAGCCCGCTGGCCGGGCGCCACAGTGGAGGTGGCCTGATGGTGCGCCACCTGCTGACTGCCGCGCTGCTGCTGGCTGCCATGCCAGTTCACGCGCGCTCGGTGACGGCCACGGTCTACGACGGCTGGTACCACGGGCGGCAGACCGCGTGCGGCGGCACCTACCGCCACTGGGATGTGTCGGCGGCGCATCCATGGTTGCCCTGCGGCACACCGGTGCGCGTCAGCCACCGCGGCCGCGTGCTCACGGTGCGCGTCACTGACCGCTGCGACTGCTCGAGCCTGGACTTGAGCGCCGGTGCTGCGCATCGCCTTGGTGTGCCGCTGGATGGCATCGCCACCGTTCTGATTTCTCACCCATGACTGATTACAGAGCAAAGCCAGAGCAATGGGCCGAGACGGAGCAATGGGCCAAGCACGGCGACAACTCTGACGCCTGCATCCTCGAACTCCGCGCCAGGGTCGAGGCGCTGGAGGTTAACTACAAGCCAACTTCTAATCCAAGCCAAATTAGGGGTTCGCTGCTACATCGAGTCGCAGATGCTATTGCCAAGGAAGACTGGATGAACAGCGGACTAGACGAGTCTGCTTGCCAATGCGACGACCCTATTTACAGGTATACAAGTCGAGCTATTGATGCCGGTTTAGGCGTTGGATCGCTACAAGCGCGCGCCGCGATCCGCGAGGTGGCGGCTTGGTTGCGAGAAACTCATAGCTGGACTGTCGGACCCGCGGTGCTCGAGCAGGAGGCGGAGATTTGAGCGACATCCGCCACCGCATTGAGCAGCTGCTCAGCGACACCAGCGCCTTCACCGCTGGTCAGACTGAGGAGCGCCAGCGCATCCGCCAGCTGATCGACATCCGCATCGACCAGCTGTGCGGCACCGTTGGGATCCGCAACCGCCAGCAGCTTTGCGCTGAGCTGCTCCGCATCCGCCAACACCTCGAACCATGAACGCACAACAGCTCGACCAGCAGCGCGCCGACATGATGGACGCGCTCTATGAACGCAGCGGCCGCACCTGCTGCACCTACACCGGTCTGTGGCAGGAGTTCTGCGGCGACATCGCCGACAACTTCCGCGACACGGACTACCCCGAGCTGCTTGCCCGCGTGGTGCGTGCCATGGATGCCACCGAGTCTGTGTTCAGCCAGAAGCAGGCGCAGCAGGCGATCGAGATCTGCCGCCAGCAGCTGCTGGGAGACAAGTGGCGATGAGTCGACCATTCAAGGCTGGCGAGGAGAACATCGCCGCGATCCTCACGCCGGAGCTGGTGCGCAAGCTGCGCCGACTCCGCACCGAGGGGTGGAGCTACCGCCAGCTGGCGTCTGAGTTCGATGTGGACGAGAAACACGCATGGCGCATCTGCAAACGCATCGCATGGGGATGGCTTGATGACTGACCAGATCAACCCGGACCACTACCGGCAAGGTGGCATCGAGTGCATCGATGCGATCGAGGCTGCCCTGACGCCCGAGGAGTTCCGCGGATACTGCAAGGGCAACATCATCAAATACATCTGGCGCGAGCGCCACAAGGGGGAGGCGGTGTCGCTGGCCAAGGCGCAGTGGTATCTCCGCCGCCTGCTCGGCAAACTGGAGGGATGATGCACCTGCCCGGCCTCAACCTGCTCGAGCGCGCT